TGGGTAACTGTATATTTGTTTATCGCCAGGTAAAGGAAAAATCCCGTAACTGTCTGGCGTTTGTTCTAACCAGTTGACAAGCGGTGTCAGCCCCATTTCAGACAAAAGCTCGCAATCTGCAATGTAAGTCTGCAATGCCTGAATGATGGTCGTGCCTTCTTCTTCGATAGGCTCTTCACTCATAGTCAGCTACCTCCACCTGCCATGCCCTTAGCCGTGTTAACAATCTGTTTGCCATGCTGGGCTTTGACTTTCCTGAACCAGTAATTTCCGTGATGGATTTTCGGTAAGTTGCTTTTATGCGCCCTGCGCCATCCGTAGTATTGTGGTCTCGTGTAAGGCCGCCCCCTGGCTTTCCATATAACCATGCCCGATCCAATCTTTGTTTCCCTGCGTCCTGACAATAGCAGCTCGCCTGTGTCAACAGGGATATAGTTCTCAGAGTAATAAAGCACTCTTGAATCTACAAACCTTTGAGCGCGGTTATATCGGGTGTTTCGCTGCCTTGCAAAATTAGGATTCCACTTGACCAGCATATCGCCGTTCCGCGTCTTGATGATTCTGTCCTGGGGTTGGGTAACATAGACGTTATCCATTACTTACCGCCAATCTGGACGTGCTGTAATGCGCCGTAGTCTTTCCAGTCCACAGTCCTGATCTGAATTGTGCGCGGATAGGCTGCAAGTAATTTTGTAGGCGTGTATGTGCCGTCCACCATTGTCTCGCTCGCTTCACCAGGCACTAAGTAATCGCCGATCTTGAAAGTCAATTCCGCTGAGCGGTCTGTGCCATCCGATGTAACAAACGGCACATAGACAATCGCTTTGTCCGAATCAAGCAAACCTGATTTTTTGGTGTTAGCGACCTTTTGCGCTTGCCACATCACTTCTGTCACCACCCTGCGTGTAAACACGTTTGCGGTGGTAGTTTTTGCGTACCAGGTCATTGTGTGCGGAAACTTAGACATCAAATCCTCTTATAGCGGTAATGGTTCAGAATATCCTTCTCGCTCATCAACAAAGTCCGTGCAGCAGATACGCCTTTGTCAGACTCGCCCGATGATCCACCTGCGGTTTCGTAGGTTTCAGACCAGTCCCCGACACTCACAGATTGCAACCCCGACACAAAATCCTGTCGTCTCGCTTTCAATTGCGCCTGGTATAACCGTGCCGCTGATCGGTAACAAACCCCTCGGACTTCTTCTGGTATTACATCGTGACCGTGGGTGTAAGTGATACTGATGTTTCGAGCACCAACTGTCCACACCCCGTACTTCCGCCAGAGCACCCCGTTTTCAGCCAAAGCATAGTAAGTCGGGTCTAAGAGTACCCCATCCACTTCAACGCTTGTAATCGAAACAACAGGCAACTCAGGCAAAAACAATTTGGTCGATCCAGTGCCGTCAAGCAGGATAGTATCGTCTGAGACTTGCTCAATTTTCTGATTGCAATAATTTTGAATTACTGCGGTTGCCTCATCAATCGCCAGAAGTGCTTGCGCGTCATCTGGCAATATTGTTGTGCCTAAAAAAGTGTTGATGTCGTCAATTGAGCAAAATCCCATTCCTCACCTACTTCTTCGTAGTTTTCCGTCTTGTGGTCTTTTTCGGCAGAGCCTTATCTTCCACAGGCTCGACCATTTTGTCCTCGATCTCAGGGACATACTCTTTGCCGATCACCTTGTATTTCAGCCCTTGCTTTTCAGCCTCAGACCGCCACATCTTGATGCCTTCGTACTCGCCAATCGGGACGATCACCATTACGTCTTTTTCAACCATAAAAACTTCCTCTCAGGGCGGGGGCGAAATCGCCCCCGCCCTAATCAATCAACTAAGCCTAAGATGGGCTGCCGCTTGCGGCGGTAGCGATCTCAACAAAGGACTTTGGTTTCAGCACACCGAAAGCTGCACGAGCCTCAGCAAGCACTGCAACCAGGTTGCGGATGAAGAAATCAGCATGGCTATCGCTTACGCTGATAGTGACCTGCTGGCGATCCCACATAACCGCCTGTTTCCAGTTGCCCAAATAGGCAGTACCAGCGGTGAGATACTGTGACTCAACCACAGGAATACGCCACATGGATTGCTGATAAGGCAGGTACGGTGCGGCAGCAAAGAGAGCTAACTCAACCGCTTCCCAATCGGCAGGTGCAACCACGAATGCGGTGGGGCTGGCTTCCAAACCGTTTGTCGCCAAATTAGTGATGGCTTTACGGGCAGTAGTCAGAATGTTGGTGCTAAAAGCCTGGCTCAAAATATTCGGCGTTTCAGCCAAACCGACAAAATCGGGAGTGGCTTGCCCAAACAGGATGTTGGTTTCGATCTCATCCATGAGAGAGTCGCGCAATTCCTGGTCAATAATTCCGCGCAATTGAGCTGCGTCAGCCAGAGCGCGTTTGGTTACAGGAATCCATACTGCAACGGTTTCCACGGGAGCGGTAACTTTTTCAAAAGCCATTGCGCCTTCGGGTTTGTAACCGCCACCTGCGTTGTTAGTCACAGTGCTGGTATAGACCAGCGTTGGATTACCAGTCGCAGTTGTGACAACTGTAGGGGCGGCAGCAGAAGTCGCTTCAGCAACGCCAGCCGCCTGGGTAACCTGTGCAGTCTGGCGAACAAACTCAACCATGTCGCTATTGGTACTACGGACGCTGATCAGGTCGCGCAACTTCAGCGGTTTGCGTCCCATAGGAACGTAAATGCCAGTGTCGTCGTTCTGAATGAACGCGCCGCCAGAAGTGGCAGATGCGCCAGTAAGAACGGCTTTCTTTTCAAACGGCATGTCGACCTGGAAAGCGGGGGAATTGATGCCCTTCGCACTCTCAGGAATGTGACCGTTGGGAGCAACCTGTTTCATCCAGGCTTTGTATGCCTTGCTCTGAGCAAAGCGTTCACCCATACTGCCTTTTACTTCCTCTTGGGTTTCTTCTTCTTTGCCCTTTGCGGCAGCAGCCTGAAGTTCAGCGATCTTGCGTTCCAAAGCAACGTCATCAAGACCTTGTTTGGCTTCTTCTACCATGTTCATGGACTTATTGCGCTCGTCCTCTGTCATAGGGCGACCCTCAACAAGAGCCTTTTCAACAATCTCACGGGCATCGCCCAAAAGATTCATAAATTTTTCGTTATTCATGTTTTGCCTCCAAAGCAATTATTTCGATTAGTAATTTCATGTCAGCAGGATCAACGCCGCTCTCATTCCCGACTTCCACGGTCTCTGATTCAGTTTTGACTTCCTGCTCCACTTCTGGCTCAGACTCTTCGCCCTCGCTCTTAATGGCTAAAGTTTGAGTGTCGTTCCCTGCACCAATAAATACAGGCGACACCTCGAAAGTTTTGAGTTTCTTCAACACTCGCACTGTCCGTCCGTCTTTCTTATCCTCGGATGAGTCAATGGTCTCGAATCCATACGACCACTCTTGTAACTCACCAAGATTTTTGACGGTCTTGTAGGTTTCAAGACCCGCTTCAGTATCAAGGAAAAACTTACCGTCCACCCAGGCTTTCTCTTCATCCTGGTGGACTTCACCGCGACCAACAGGCAGGTTTTCCCACCGATGCCCCCAGGAAGCAATCTTGACTTTCGCCCCTTCCTCAAACGCCCCTGGCAAGGTAACATCACCGTGTTTGTCAATTACATCAAACCAACTGAACACTGCCTTGAATTGACCAGTCTCATCGGCGTTTTCTTTGAACTCAAGTTCGGTTTCAAATGATTTCTTTTCCATTTTCATAATTATTCCTTTCACCTCAAAGGCGTGGTGTCTACAGGTTTTCTGACCCACATCACCTTACATTTACAGTTGGCATTGTCTTTAGCACTACCCTTGTAACTTCGTGGGTACTGTAGTCCGTTTGAAAACACTTCCCTTTTCTCAATAAACTCGCCATTCATCTTCTCGTGTTCTGGGCGGGGGTTGTTGCTTCTAACTGTCCAAATCTTCCCGATAACGGAATCAACCGCATCTGCAATCTTTGCTTCAACATAACTTTCCACCATCGCGCGGCGATCCTCAGCCAATTGCACCGCTCTTACCGCCAATGCTGACGCAAACACCTCTTTGATTGCGTCAACTGGATTTTCACCCTGCATCGCCTTTGCGAGCTGGTCGTAGGTGCTGGCGTTGATATATTCAGCGGCAATCCTGGAGTTTTCCTGCAACCATTTTTCCATCCACTCGCGCTTGTACTCTGCGCCTAACTGCCCTGCAAAAGCATCCGCATAAGCCCAGGCGGTTTCTTCCGCAAGTTTCAGAAAGTCCTCAGCGACTTCCCTGTCCCAACGCTCTTTGTCCCAAAGCACATCCAACTTGTCCATCTTCGCTTTTGGTAACACTGCGTCTCTCTGGCGTGTAAAAACGTTCACCATCAACTTGTGCCATTTCTCACCAAAGTCTTTGTCCAGGTCGGGATATTCTGGCATGATAGACTCAGCCGATGCCTTAGTCTCAATTATTGGCATTTCACTTTTGTTCTGTTGTTGTCGCATAACCATTTCAGGGGTTGCCATATTGAGAGGGGTAACCAGGGTGTCAGCCAGGGGGTTCTTCAAACGTGGAAGGTTCAGAATCGCACGACCTTCGTTCGGTGTCATGTAAGGCACGCCCACAGACTGCCGTAGTGACTCAAGTTGCATACTGAAATCAGACTGTAGTTTTTCGTCAATATTGAACTCAGTGTATGCGCCCTTCAAATCTTTGAACTCACTCAAATACTGCAAATCCCAATCGTCCTCAAGTCTGGCACACATTGGACTAAGCACATCCATGTAAAGCGACTTGTGCAACTCGGTAATGTTCGAGAACGTACTGCGATCTAAAATTCCGACCATTGGCGGGGGGATGTGATATGCTCTCGCGCATTCTTCTCGGTTTAGTTTTCTGCTCTCGATATACTCAGTTTCTTTCGGGCTGAACGACATCGGTTTGAAAACCATGCCCTCTTCCAACAAAGCAGTCTTGCCGCTGTTGTCTTCACCTGCATACATTTCCTGCCATTGCTGACGGAAGTTGCGTGCTGCTGCTTCGCTCATTTCTTTTGCTTCCAGCGGTCTTTCGATCACACCAGAAATACGAGCGGCATTCCGCCAGAAACCAGAACTGTACTTCGACTTTTCCCATTCTTCAGCCAACACTTCGCGCAAACCTTCAAGCGGTGAAACGCCGATGGTAGAGTTCTCAGGGTTGTAAAATCGAAAATGGATAATATCTTCTGGCTTGTACTCTTTCTCGATATAGCCAATTTTGTATTTCGTAGGAACTAACTCGCCCTTGACACTCATAAGCATATAAGGCACACGCTGAAGCGCGATGATCTCACCCTCACCGTTTCTGTGTTTGAGTAAATAACCATTACCGCTGATCAGCATGTCTGCGACTGCCGATTCAACCAGTTGGAACTGTGTCACCTTAAACTTTGCCGGCAGCGGTTGTTTCAGAATTTGTACCGCCCTGTGGTCTCGCAATCGCTCTCTGTCATTGTCTTCTTTTCGCGTGTAAACGTGCAGCCCCAGGTGAGCGATATTTCGAGCCAGGAAATCAACGCAAATCCTCACGTTCATGTGATTCCTGTACATCGCCAAATAATCGAAGTTGTAATCGGATCGCACCGATGAAAGCGTGATGTTGTTTGCGTTTGTCCACCAATTCGCTGGCATCGTTATTAGGTTAGTTTCTGAAATAATCGTTGTCATGAGACCGCCTGTATAAATTCGATTTCTTTGATGAAGATGATTGTTTCACCATCCAGTTTTTTCGCCCCATCAGGCGACAACCACTCTGCGTTTTTCAGAACGATGCAGTCGTTTGTTTTCTTCCAAACAACGCCCCTGAAATCCTTGCCAAACTTTGTGTTGACAATAACTGGTCTCAATTCTGCAAACCATCCAAATAAACTCATAGAACAACCAACCCTCTTTTTTCGTAAACAGAGTCCTTGCGACCTACAGAATTTCTAATTGCCCTATCGGTTGCCATGATTGCCGCAACCACGCCGTCAATCTTCTGCCTGCTTTTCTTCTTGTCTGGCTTGATATTCCCTGCAGGGTCAGTCGTAACCATAACGTTATCCGCCATCCAACGCATTACAGGGTGGTTTCCATGTCTCACCCTGCCTTGTAATATCAACCGCTCAACTTCTTTTGTGGGTGGTGACATGCTCACGTACCCTTGACCAAAACCAACCAAAGTAAAGCCCATATTGGTAAGCGTTTGTGAAATCTGTGCAGCACCCCAACGGTCAAATGCGATCTCTTTAATGTTGTAAAGTTCACCTAATCGCTCAATTTCAGCAATGATGTACTCGTAGTCAATCACGTTTCCAGGCGTTGCAATCAAATAGCCCTGGTCAGCCCAAGCCCTGTAAATGTCGCGGTCAATGAAACCTGGGTCGGTCAACTTTGACTCTGGACAGAACAAGGTCGGAAGCCAGGTGTGCAATTCCTCTTCACCGCTTTCATTCGGGAAATCCAGTACAAAAGCAGCAATGTCAGAAACTGTCGCAAGGTCAAGACCGCCGTAACATTCAGCCCCTTCAAGCAGTCCCATGTCAATCGGTTGCTCACCGCATTTGTCCCAGTTTTGCATATCAAGCCAGCGTGTTTCTGCCGATGTCCACATATTGAGATACAAACGCTTGAAAGTGTTTTGGAACTGCGGGCTTGATAGAGCCTTTTCATAATTCTTCTGCAGGTAATCAATCTTGATCGAGTGTCCCAAACTCGGATTGGCTTTCTTCCACGTATCTTCGCTTGTCCAATCGTCTTCTGGCGATGCCTCGTATATTACGGGGTAAAACCAATCTCGCTGGATTATGCCCTCAGAAATCTGCTTTGCCATTGAGTAAACTTCATAGCAGATCGACTCACGATCAAACCCTGCCGTACTAAAAGAAATCAGCAGTGGTTGACGGCGCGCGCCAAAACTGGTTTGCACAACATCGTAAAGGTCTCGGTTCTTCTGAGCGTGCAACTCGTCAAAAAGCGCAGCATGTAAGTTTCCACCATGCTTAGTGCCAGCATCCGATGAAACAACTTTGTAAACTGAAGCCCCTTGCTTAGCGACAATCGCATTTCGATATGCACTAACCAATTCGTCCAGGGCGGCGTTTTGCTTTACCATAAAACGAGCCGTGTCAAAAATCGCCCGTGCCTGGTCTCGGTCTGCTGCTACAGAGATCAACTCTGCACCAGGCTCATTGTCTACAATCAACAGATAAAGCGCGATGGCAGCCCCAAGAGGTGAGTTGTGAGTTGGGATAAGTTGCTTTCCTGCGAGATACATCCCGCCTTCGACTGTGATGCAGTTGACTGTTTGCTTACCTGCGGGCGTAACATTTGAAATCATCCGAGTCTGGCTGCGCCGCCTTGTTTTTGGAGTTTCTTTTTGCCGTTTGGCTTTTCGCTCAATATATGCTATTGGCGTGTCTTGATAGGCATAGAAGTGGACTCTATATCTAACTCCGCAGTCAACCCCATTTAACTGAGCACGATCAATCATTACGCGAGGCTTTAATCCCAAGCCTGTAATTAATTCGACAACTTGGCGAAACAAATTACCGTCGGTTAATGCAATTCCGCATTGTCCAGCCGAAGACACATAACCGTCTGTGTCCATCAATCCGCGCAAGAGGTCGATCCTTTGCTCAACTGAACCAAGCAAGTATTCTTGTGGTATATGCTTATTGCCCAGTAAGCCCTTTTCACGCAGTTGCTTTTGAAACTTCCCCCGTCCAACAAGGTGTCGGTATCTTGATCTATATTCGGCTGGATAACCATAATCAGATAGCTTCTGGACAATTTCAGGTTCTGCAATCGTGATCCTGCAACTGTCAGAGTCGCCATCGCCAAGCCAAACGCCTAAAACATACGGGGGTATTGTGTATTCTTTTGGCTCAAACTGTATCGGTTTCGCAACATCCACAGAATGCACAAGGTCTTGGCGTTTCCCACATCGTAGAGTTTCCGCAATCCGCTTAGTGGTAACCAAAGGCTTTTCACCTTCTATCCATTTGGGCTTTCCTGTATACCAGGTGCGGTTAGTTTTCCATTCGTGATTTTCGTGAGCGATAATTGCTTCATCGCCTGAGAAATCCACAAAATAACAATTCCCCTCATAATGAGGAGTAGAATAGATAACCTTTGCGGGTACGCCATCAGGAGAAAAAACAAAGTCTCCAGGGACTAAATCGCCGTGTTTCTTCCAACCTGTAGTAGTCAGAATCGGAGTATTGACTTCTAATGCTTTGCCATTTTTCCGTGCCACAAATACAAACGCCTCACGGTAACGCCGATAACCTGTTTCCTTTTCTTTCCAACCGAAAAGGTTTCTTACAAAATCCTTTTCCCACTCCAAAAGCAAAAAAGGCTTGCCGCCTAACTCCCCTTTGACATGGGTAATATAATTTTCAATAAAGTCGACTGCAACCTGCCCAGCCACAGGGTCAAATTCGTACTTATCAAGGTCGCAATTCCAGGGATCGTACTTTTTCACTCGATCACTTCTTCCAATATCGGCAACCTGTAATGCGCAATCCGCTTTTCTGCAATCTCGACATACTCCGCTTCCCGCTCAATTCCGATAAACTCGCGTCCTTCCAACACGCAAGCAATGCCAGTCGTGCCAGACCCCATGAACGGGTCAAGTACCACCCCGCCTGTTGGCGTTTTGGTAAGCCGAACAAGGTAGCGCATCAGTTCGATTGGCTTGACGGTGGGATGGTGGTTTTGCATTTTATTGTTGCGGATGTTTCCAGAGCCAGTCAAAAGCGTTTGGTCTTCCGTGCCCTTCATTCCACCGCCGACCTTTTCTTCCATCCCCTCCAGCCCAGCGTTGCGCTCGCTTCGGCTGGCTTTCGCACAGTAGAAAAAGCGCGCGGCTGAGCCAGAGTCGCCGTAGCCAGTCAATTCAGTTCCGGCGGCGATGTCTGCGTATGCCACATTGTGATTGCTTTTCAAGCCTCGCATAGTTCCAGCCGCAACCTTGCCGCTCGTAGTATTCGGAAACCCACTCACCACCTCATCCGAGCCGTCGTGAATCAAGTTGGCAGGGAAGCGACCAATGTTCGGATTCATTCCGCTTCTATCCCATCCACCGCCCAAACCTTTACATTGCAGAGTGCCTTTATCGCTTGGTGATGCAGGAACGTTTTTTGACGTCCCCACCCTACCCCCGTCAATCCACAAGCCAGCCACGCCCCAAGTGAGCGCGTTGTTGACAAACGTGCCGTCAATCGGCTTCATCGCAACAACTATCGGCTCAAAGGCAGGCTTCAACGCCGTGCCCCAGCCATCCCAGAGTTGCGCTTCGGGGGTGGAGGGCGCGGTGATTTCTGGCATACCTCCTGTATTGACTTGAGAACCATTGCTTTGTTGCCTGTTTTTGTAATGAGCAACACCATCGCTATCTGGATAAGTTGATGTTTCCTTGTAGCCTACTATTTCCCTTTCAGCTCCAGCTTGTTTGTCAATTCCCTTACTTATGTCGTAACTTTTAGGGAATCCGCTCCCGTATACCCAAGCGATAGTGTCACGGATTTCAAAGCCAGCGTCCTCAATAGCGCAAGCAATGCGGTGATAGGTGCGAGTGCCGCCGAAGGCAAGCAGAATTGCACCTGGTTTCAGCACCCTGAATACGGCTTGCCAAGTTTCAGGCTGGAACGCAATGCCGCTTGAATCCCACTTCTTACCCATGAAACCTAACTCGTAAGGCGGGTCAGTGATGCAGGTGTCAATGCTATCCGCTTCAAGCGTTGATAAGACTTCCAGACAGTCACCTAAATACAGATTTGCACTCACTCAGTCTCACCCTCAACCTTTTCACGTGCAGCAGCAAACAACGATTCTGCCAAACTGCCCCTTTTCTCTTCGGGTGAGCGTGCTTTTACTCGTGTCCGCTCTGCTGGTGTCAGCCCAAACTGCCCCAACATCAGTTTCACCCGATTCCAAGCCTGGTTTGCGATCCCAACGTTAGGGTGCTGATAAACCGTGCCCTTGTCTGTGATAACAATCGTACCCGACTCTTTAAGGTCTTTGCGTGCCTGAATCAGATCACCATAAGCCATGCAAAGCAATTCAAACGCCTGGTGATCACCTTCGGTATAAAGACCTGTTTCAACCAACTTTGGCAGCATTTCTTTCCACAACCGCTTGCCATAGAGATTGAGCGTTGTCGGCGGTTTCGGTGAGTCTTTAGGTACGTCAAAACGAGCCTGAGAGTCATTTACTCGGCTCTTCTTCAGCGTTCCCTGTGCTTCTTTCAAAGCATCTGGCAATGGCGTTCTACCTCGCACGCCTACCCCACCTTTCACCGCTTGCATGATGTTCGGCTTCATGACACTTTCGGCAAAGTGCTTCCAGATTGTCGAAGTCGTCTGCCCCGTCATCACGCTTACGAATAATGTGGTGTGCGATCTCACTCGGCTCACCACAACGTTCACAAATTGGATTGCGACTCAAAAACACCTTCGAGGTCTTGCGCCATCGTTGACTCGTGTATTTGACATCACGCGGTCTTGTCAACTCTTTTTTGTATTGTTTTTGATGTTCTGGACAACGGCTAACACCAGGCTCTGTCACAAGATTCGGACATCCTGGCACAACACATTGTCTTGCTGGCGCATAAGCCATAAACTAACTGCCGCTCGCCTTCGCTTCAAACGAAAGAGCCAAACCCTGTCGTTTGGTTTCTGCTAACATTGCCATTTGAGGAATCGAGGTCTCGCTCATATCAAGCGTGATTCTGATTCCACCGTCAGCCAATGTCTGTAATTTATAAACTACTGCATCAAATTTGATCGTTTCCAAATAATCCTCGTCTTTTCAAGTAAGCGAGAGTACGTCCACAGGCACTCACGTCCGCCCTTGAAGTCAATCAGTACCACCGAGCCAAGCCTCACCGCTTCCACCATTCATCGCATTAAGACGCGTGGTCAGGTCAGCGACCTGTCGCTCTAATTCCCGAATACGCTTATCCTTGTTGTTGACCACCTTGCTCAACTTGTCCACTTGCGCCTGCAAATCAACATTTTCCTGCTGCAAATTCACAATCATTGCTTCCCTGTCTGACAATGCAGAACGCAAGCCACAGACTTGCGCCTCTAAGACGTCCACCTTCGCCGCCAACTCATCCGCCCGCTTATTGAGAGCGTTTATCCTCGTTTCGTATGCGGATGATAGCGTTGCTACACAGTCCGCCTGGATTTTCTTGCGGTTAGCAAGCGCATTCACAATAGCCGCGCCTAAGCCGCCTCCGCCCAGCACCGCTGCTATGATTGCGACCCAGACGTTCTCGCTCATCCGTTAGCGTCCTCGTAATCTTCAAGCGCATCAAACACGGCAATCAGATTGGATGGCTTGTCAGTTAGGTCGTGGAGCAAATTTGACCCGCCCCCTGCAACAATGGCAGTCAGAATTTGACCGATAAGCGCGTTCGGGATAAACGCGGCGAATAGGTTGACTTCAGTCAGCCACACGAACACGCCCGATAGAATCCAGGCCGGATAAGCCAGCCAGAATTTGTCCCAGCCGTACTTATCCCACAGCGGAGTAATGAGCATTGCCACCAAGCGGTTAGCCAGTACCATCATTCCGATTACGATTCCTAAAAGTGTTACGTCAAATTCCATTCAAGCCTCCGAGTTAATAAATTCCTAATTCTGAAAACGGGATTTCGCGTTCGTCAATGATTGCTTGTTGGCGACGCTCTCGCTTCAAGTCGGCAACCATGAAAATAAGCCAATCATCCCACTTAGAACGGTCAAGCCCGTATTCTGCTTGACACTTGTTGCAAAGATCAAATTGGCTCGTTATAACTTTTCCACAAACACAACGTTTAGTTTCCACAATGGTCTCTATATACTACAGCCACTTTTCAGCAGCTTTTATAAATCGCATTGAGTATTTGGCTTATTCTGGCTTGCGAGTAACCAAACATGTGCGCAATCTCTGCCTGGGTGTACCCTTCCACCCACAAATGCAGCATCGCTCTCTCTATGCGACTAAGATCGTCAATTCGCTCTTGCACCTCAATCCGCTTTTCCGCGTCCTCTTCGCTTAGGAAATCAATCAGGTTCATTCAGCCTCCAACCGTTCTTGGATAACAACCGCTATACTCGCAATCGCTATAAGTACAAAGAACGCCAGAACACCTAACAACCATGACCCTCTTTCAATCGCGAGGTGCACTATAAACGCTATCGGCAAACTTGCCAACAGCCCACACACGGTAACCACCGTGCCTATTTTCATGACATAAAACAACTCTTCCCAAAATCCCATCTCACGCCTCCAACGCCTTCCTGATAGTCTCTACCGCCTCGCCATTCTTCACCGCCTTGCCGTCAAACATCAGCACGCGCCAACCGTCAAGCGTAGCCAGGTTCGCCTTCTCGTAATCTCGCGCAATGCCTTGTCCAGTCGAGTGAGCGCCCTTCGTGTACGTTCCGCCGTTCACTTCCACCAGCAACCGCTCTTTTTCCCAACAGAAATCGTAGCGGAATTTACGCCCTGGTATTGCCCGATACTCGCGCACCGGCTCTGGCAAGCCCAACGCCCGTATCTGCAAGGCTAACTCTGCTTCAAGCGCTGACTTGCTCACCCGTGCTCCAATCCATTTTCACCAAAAATAAGTATCCCCGAATTTTTATTCTCATCTGGTTCTACTTCCCAAAGAAAAACAAGTTCATATGCCATTCGTGTCGCTTTTTTGTAAGCTTCTTTTCGATATTCTTCTTTCAGCATTTTTGTTGTAAAATCCAAGTGTTGTGCTAAATCCAACGCCGCCCAGCTCATTGCAAACACGAGGGTTATCAACTCCTCACGCGTCATATCATCCGGATGTTTTTGTTCGCTCATTTCTCACACTCCTTGTTTACACGTCCAGTGCCGTTGCAATACGGACAATCCACAGTTGCAGTTGCTTGCCCTTTATAGTTGTCTACTAAAAGCAATGTGCCATCGCCCCCACAGGCTTCACACACTTCCCGCTCAGGTAACTTATCATCTTTCCGCTCGTCTGTGCTATCAGCGGTAAGTTGGTCAATTTCCGCCTCAAGCTCGGCAATGCGCTTATTCAGCGCGTGCTCAGCCTTCATTCGCCGGATGATGTCCGCCTGCCAGTCCGCCAGCATGTCCGCGAGCGCAATGTCCGCGCTGCTGTCCGTCACCTTCTCAACCCACTCCTCGTATGTCCGGTTCATTGGATTTCCTCCGGCGGTGTTGTAGCCTCGATTAGTGCATTTCTTAGCCCAACAGTATCCTCGTCTGACATGCTGATTTCCATCAGCAAATATTCTTTTCCTCGAATTGCTGACCATAGCCGTTTCAGATATGACCTGATTCTTCCACCCTGTTTCGAGTAAAAAGAGTTCTCATAGATCATCATCCACGCACCTTCATCGTCCGTCCATTTCTCAAATTTGACCAAATGACATCCGCAAACACAGCTAACAATTTTGGAAATTTTGGGTATCATTCCTGCACCTCCGGTATCCATTTATCATCTTTCCGCTCGTCTGTGCTATCAGCGGTAAGTTGGACAATCTCCGCCTCCAGCTCGGCAATGCGGGCTGCTTGCTCATAGATACGCTCGTAAAGACCTTCCGACACATTAACAAGCGCCTCCAACTCGGCAATGCGCTTGCGAAGGTCATCCTCAATTGGGCGGGTGTTCCAGTCGCCTGTACTCATTCCATAACCATAAAGAGAACATTTACGATTTGTACACTCTATGTAGCTCTCATCAGTCCAGTCTGGATTCGGTGTCCTCCCACAAAACGGACAGGGTTTAAGCGTGTTCATTCCTGCACCTCCGGCGTCCACTCGTAAACCACATCCGCATTCTCGCTGCTATGCAACCGCCATGTCTCACCGTCAAATGAGGGTACAAGCCCTGCGTTCCAAAGATTTGCTACAGACGAAAAGTTGTATTTGTAGTTGATGGCGAAAAAACTGCTGATATATGCCCAGACCGAAGCCCAGACCGAATCCCTGACCGAAGCCCAGACCGAAGCCCCGACCAAATCCCTGACCGAAGCCCTGACCGAAGCCCAGACCGAAGCCCCGACCAAATCCCTGACCGAATCCAAGACCAAATCCCTGACCGAAACCCCGACCAAAGCCCAGACCGAATCCCTGACCGAATCCCCGACCAAAGCCCAGACCGAAGCCCCGACCAAATCCCTGACCGAAGCCCACTCCTTCAGCCAGCCAATTTGTTCATCTGTCACTTGTTCTACCTTTGGCAACTCAAACGGTTTGACAATCGGCTTGATAATAAGTGTCTCGACAATCTCTTTGAAGTCCTGCCGTTTCGCCCACTTTTCTGCAGCATTTGAATCATCACGCTCCGAGTTGATTTGGTCAATATCAAATCTTCCAGTCAGCGGATTGAACTCATATTTGTTACATCTATCCTCGTTGAGGAGGTAGTATGCACAGATATGCGAATGGCTGTCCACTCCATCGTCGTTTAGGTGCGCCTTGCGATATTCCCAGTCGAAGTAGTAATACTCCGCTGGGTGATTCACTGGGTCTGTTACAAAACTGAAAAAGTTACACATCCTGCACCTCCGGTATCCACTTATCATCTTGCCGCTCTGTAGCATCGTGAGCGGTAAGTTGGACAATCTCCGCCTCCAGCTCGGCAATGCGGGCTGCTTGCTCATAGATACGCTCGTAAAGACCTTCCGACACATTAACAAGCGCCTCCAACTCGGCAATGCGCTTGCGAAGGTCATCCTCAATTGGGCGGGTGTTCCAGTCGCCTGTACTCATTCCATAACCATAAAGAGAACATTTACGATTTGTACACTCTATGTAGCTCTCATCAGTCCAGTCTGGATTCGGTGTCCTCCCACAAAACGGACAGGGTTTAAGCGTGTTCATTCCTGCACCTCCGGCGGCTGTTTGCCATCATGCAAGAAGCCCTTGCCTTTACAACGGATACAGGTACTCACTTCCGTGCGCGTTTCATCTAAAATCCAATCATGGAAGGTCATCAATATATTTCCTTTTCCATTACACAAATCGCAAACTATTGAATCTGACTGATACTCTTTAATGTCGCTCATTCCTGCACCTCCGGCAATTCTGGCAAGGGCATCCAGTGGGTGATGTCAGGCACAAATATTCCAGCATGCCAGTTTTTACCGCCATACATTGCTATGAATGGGCGGTCTCCGTCTCCTTCGCAAACAAGAAAGGGTATAAATTCGCCGTCTTCATCCCGATACACCTCCGGCAACTCTCCATCTGCAACAACACGCCAGCGTTGCTTTTCCTCAAACTCGGCAATGCGCTTGTTGAGCCCCTCTTCGATTTCATCTCGCTGATTCAGCATAATGTTCGCCTGTTCACAAACGTCTTCGAGTCTGTGTATCTTGGCATAAAGCAAATCCATTTCTTCGAGAAGATTTATTTTGAACTCTTTACTCATCTCATCCTCCTAAAACGGCACTTCAGCAGGCTCACTATCAGCCTTGCCGTCTAAGAACCTTACGTTCTCTGCGGTCACCTCGAAGCTCGCGCCCCACGTGCCGTCCTTGCGCTGGAACGTGGTCGGGTTGCCGTTCGAGTCAGGGCGTAACCTGCCTTCCACCAGCACCTTCGCGCCTTTGTGCAAGTAAGTCTGGCACGCCTCCGCTTGCTTGCCCCACACCGACACTCTGAACCAGGTGGTCTCGTCCGTCTCACCGTAACGCCGCGAAGTCGCCACGCTGAAGCTCGTCACGGGATCACCTTTTGCTGTGTAGCGAGTGTCTGGAATGTTGCCTAAATGGCCGATCAATATTAGTTTTTGGTACATGTTTGCTCCTGTGTCTCTGATAGTTTTGGTTGATAGTCTTCGCACTCTCTACCGCTAAACCACGCGATAGGAACGTGCCCTTTGCGGCAGGTCATGACTAACTCTTTCTGACTAGACCCCTGCGGCTGCCTGATTGAAGTTTGAAAATATTTACAAGTCGCGCACATTTTGTCGCTCACGCCCCCACCGCCTTCCGGTACTGCCTGAACGTGTCAGCTGACCGCTCCGGCTTGACCGCGCGCTTGCCGTTATTGCGCCCTTCTTTTTGCCAGCGTTTCAGGATTGCCTCCGTATAAGCCCAAGAACGCTTATTCTGCACGGCCGTCTCTTTCAAAGCATCCATAATCCAGGAAGGCTCATATTCGCTGTAAGCCAGTTTCAGCTTGTCAGCGGTAACTGAATTTAGAACTCCACAAACATCTTCATAGGCTTTTGCAACGTCTGAAAAAGAAGTACCGGTAGTAGTATCTTTAGGGTTATCTGGTAATGGGAATGGGTTATGGGTTATGGGGTTGAATTTTGCTTGAGCATCTGCTTGAGCACTTGCTTGAGCATCTGGTATGCTCTCTGTTTTCTGTTTGCTTTCACTTGAGATTAGTCCGCCCTTGCGTCCTGCTTTTACTTTTGCTTGCCTACGTTTTTCAATTTCTGCTTTTGTCAGGTTATATTCTAAAAAGTCATTCACCTGGTAACCACCATCAACTTTGATCCAAAGACCGACCTCAAGCAATTTTTCAACTGTAGTTTTTGGCCTTTTACAAAATGCGTCTGCAAACAGTTGCGGTAAATAAACTTCGTCAATATAACCGTCTGTCAGGTTAGTATTGCAATGAATCAATCCGTAAAGATAGAGTAAGACTCCATCACCACCAGCCTTGCGGACTTTTATATTATTCTTGAAGTTGTCGTCAATCCGGGTCCAAGCCATTTTCAACCTCCTGTCTTGCTGTCATAAGTAGCTATGGATTTTGGTATAGCATCTATCGGAATTGAGAAGTTAATCGTAAGCCCCCACCCTTTGTCGCTAATCACACTGTATGGGTGCTTATTCTTCGTAAGATAATCAGTCAAGCACCAACTCTTGAATTTATTCCAACTCAACCTGACAAATCTACTGATAAATCCTCCAGCTTTGTCCATGAAGATGTAGTGTAAATAATCACATCTTGTTTCGTAAAACCAACCAGGAGCGTAACTTACAGCGTCTTGGATAAATTCAACAAGAATATCGGATCGCTCTATTTGTCGAATTTTCTCTTCGATTTTATCCTTGCCATCTAATATGCAGTCGTAAGAAATGCACGAGGTTGATCTGTCTACGGTGTGTCCTCTCAGCACGTAATATTGGTCGATGATTAGTTGAGAATCCTTTTCGAACTTGAAGTATTCTTTCTTTTCCTGTTCTGTCATATTTCATTCCCCCAGCCATCCCAGCCATCGACAGTTTTACGTGCGAATAACTCTATTTTTTTCGATAGCGGATACATCGTCTCAATTAGTTGCCGAAAATATTCAGGTTTTTCGCTGTGTTCGTCCGATCGCTCGATTTCAATAACGCTGTCGTGTAAAGTATTAGACTGTTTTGGAAAACTTCCCTTTGTGCAAAGTAGAAGGAACTCATGCCTGACACTGTTATAGTGCCCCATGACATGTTTCACTTTGTCCCAGACGAAGGAAGTTTTATACTCAAATCCCCATGCCTTTATTACAGCATAAGAATCAAATAACTTTGGTGATGTCGTCCACATAAATAAGACTGCGTTGTCTTCGGTCAAGTCTCTTATCGGCAATTCACAAAGTTCATCAATTGACATAGTGGAGTAGTGTCTATCGGCTGCCCCATGAATATCAAACCCAAATGCGTATTGCCAGGGAGGGTCAGCATAAATGACGTTGTATTTCCCGTTTGGAATTACAGGAGTACTTTCTATGCGCTCTTGCCTTCGCTCAATGCGCTTCTCGCGCTCAACTTCCTTTACAGCCTTCAGCACAATTGATGCCGTGACCTTCCCCTCCGGCGTTGATGTAATAACGCGCTTCCATGCTTCAACCTGTTCTTCTGGCTCAAGTGACGCAAGCGGACGGGCTTGGCGTTCAGAGGTTGGTAAAAAGTCAACCACGGTTGACTTTTTTAGAGTGTCGATTACAGAGGCAGAATCCATAAGTTGGTAGACACGCTGTTTTGTAAAGTTCCACTGCTTA